ACTACAGCTGGTGGAGCGTTTACATCTTCACTGTCTCAAGTTGCAGCAAACACAACTAATTCCGTAACTGTTATTGGTGGCGAATCTGTAGCGGCTGCGTTTACCAACACCAACGGTCAAACCACTTTGGACTTGTCTGGCGTGCGTGACTTGGGTAACTCTATTCTTGGCGGCGGTACAACCAACGTAGTGCCAGCATCTCAAGCGGGCTTCTACCCAGACGGCCCTGATATTTTATATGTGTGTGTAACTCCTTTGACGGCTACGGCAATCACAGTGAATGCCCGTCTGTCATGGAAAGAAGCGCAGGCTTAATATGGCTAAGAGTCCAGCATGGCAGAGGAAGGAAGGCAAGAATCCCAATGGCGGTTTGAACGCCAAAGGGAGAGCCTCCGCCAAAAAGCAAGGCATGAATTTGAAAGCTCCCCAGCCAGAAGGCGGCTCCCGCAAAGACTCTTTTTGTGCGAGGATGGAAGGGATGAAGTCGAAGCTGACATCCGCAAAGACCGCCAAAGATCCAGACTCACGCATCAACAAATCTCTTAGAGCTTGGAAATGCTAATATGACTGAACATCACGACACTGCTAAAACAATTGCGGATGGGGCAGCAGTTTTAACTACTGTTGGAGTTATGTCTGCATGGCTGCCGCCTATGGCTTCTTTGTTTACGATCATTTACTTAGGGCTTCGTATTTGGGAATCAGATACTGTTCGTGGTTGGACCAACCGCAAGGAGAGTAAAGATGCCATCGACGAGTAAAAAACAACATAATTTCATGGAAGCGGTGGCCCATAACCCAGCGTTCGCCAAGAAAGTAGGTATCCCACAGTCAGTGGGACAGGACTTCAGTAAAGCCGATAAAGGCAAAAAATTTTCTAAAGGTGGAACTATGGCTAAGAGCGACATGAAAGAAGACATGGCAATGGACAAGGCACAAGACAAGGCCATGATCCAAAAAGCGTTTAAACAACACGACGCGCAAGAACACAAAGGCGGCAAGGGCACAGCCTTAAAGCTGGCTAAAGGCGGTTCATTCCGTTCTTCTGCTAATGGTATTGCTCAGCGTGGTTTGACTAAAGGTACCATGGTTAAAATGATGGGCGGCGGTGCCTGCTAAAGGAAATATTATGGCTGATCCAGTCTATACCGCTGAAATGGGTAAACCCCCAACAGACCCAGAGGGCGTACCAGCTACTAAAAAAGCTGCGCCTAAGCCTCCTGCGCCTAAGAAGACTGCACCTCCAAAAGACACAGTGTTCCGTGAAGGTATGCCCGTGCCACAAGATATTGATGGAGCGTCGGTTAAGAAGTTGGCTAAAGGCGGTATGACTGCTTCAAGTCGTGCTGATGGTTGCTGTGTTAAAGGCAAAACGCGGGGTAAATTCGTATGATGACAAGCCGTGGTATGGGTGATATCGCCCCCAGCAAAATGCCCGGCGGTAAAAAGAAGGCCCGTCGGGACGACACTAACTTCACTCAATACGCCGAAGGCGGGAAGGTTGGACTGTATGACAACATTAATGCAAAGCGTAAAAGAATCGCTGCAGGTTCTGGCGAAAAAATGCGAAAGCCTGGTAGCAAAGGTGCGCCAACTAACCAAGCGTTCATAAATTCTGCAAAGACTGCGAAGAAATAATGGCTACAAAAAATTGGATTCAAGACGCAATCAAAAAACCCGGTGCTTTGCGTTCTGCGTTGGGCGCTAAAAAAGGCGAGCCTATCCCAGCTAAGAAGCTAGCTGCGGCGGCTAAGAAACCCGGCAAGATGGGACAACGTGCCCGCCTTGCTGAAACCCTGAAGAAAATGAAATAAGGAATATCATGTCTCAATTTACTCTAACCCCTGAAGAAGATTTGTTGGTTCTTGGCGCTGTGCGTGCTAGAGCTGCTCAGTACTTAAGCTCAATGGGTGTTAATGACTCAGCTTTAGATGCTTTGACAGACAAAATTCAAAGCCAATTTACACCTGCTGTAGTTGAAGCTGCTCCTGAAGTTGAAGAGCCCCCAGAAGTAGCTGAAGCTGAAGCCGCCGCTGAAGCCGCGTTTTTGGATGACGTTCCTCACGAACAACATACTGAAGAGTAATCATGGCCTCTACATCAGGAACCACCGCTTTCAATCTGGACTTCAACGAAATCGTTGAGGAAGCGTATGAGCGTGCGGGTCTTGAGGTACGTACCGGCTATGAGTTTCGTACAGCACGTAGGTCCTTCAACATGCTCACAATTGAGTGGGCTAACCGAGGAATTAACCTTTGGACGATTGAGCAAGGTCAGATTGTGATGAATACTGGGCAGGGCGTTTACGCGTTGCCTAGTGACACAATTGATTTGTTGGATCAAGTTGTTCGCACGCAGGCATCTACGGCTAACCAGATTGATATTAATATCAGTCGTATTTCTGAGTCTACCTACTCAACGCTCCCAAACAAATTGGCCCAAGGTCGTCCAATTCAAGTATGGATTAATCGACAATCAAATCAAAGCTATTTGTCTTCGTCTACCGTTGCAACAGCGGTGCTATCTACGGACACCACGATCACACTTGATACGACTGATGGTTTACCTGCAACGGGATTTATTACAATCGGCACAGAAACAATTTACTATGCAAACGTCAGCGGTGATCAATTACTTAATTGTAGTCGTGGTCAGTACAACGGCAGCGTTACTACAACTGCCGCTGGTCATGCAATTGGCGCAACCGTAACAGTTAATAATTTAACATCAGTCAACGTGTGGCCTACCCCTAATTCTCCGGGTAATCAATATACGTTTGTTTACTGGCGTATGCGCCGCATGCAAGACGCTGGCGGCGGTGTCAATGTTCAAGACATACCATTTCGTTTAATACCTTGCGTGGTAGCTGGGTTGGCGTATTACGTCGGTTCTAAGCGTCCTGATGTTCCTATGGAACGGATTGCAATGCTTAAGGCTAGCTACGAAGAACAATGGATGCTTGCGTCGCAGGAAGACCGTGAGAAGGCTCCTGATCGCTATGTCCCAAGGCAATCGTTCTATAGGTAATATATGCCAAGTAGATACGCCTCAGGTAAGTATGCAATCGCTCAGTGTGATCGCTGTGATCAGCGGTTTATGCTTAAAGACCTGAGAAAAGAAGTTATCAAGACTCGCCTATTTAATTTAAAGGTGTGTCCTGAGTGTTGGGATCCTGATCAGCCTCAGCTGCAGTTGGGTATGTACCCAGTTGATGATCCACAGGCTGTTCGTGAACCGCGTCCTGATGTGAGCTATCAAGTTTCTGGTACAAGTGGTTTACAAATTCTTTTAACTGATAGTACTTCAGAAAATGGTTTTGGTTATCCTGAAGGCGGTAGTAGAATCTTTCAGTGGGGCTGGAACCCTGTTGGCGGTGCAAGTAGCTTCGATGCAACTTTGACACCAAATAATTTGTTTTTACAAGTGCAATTAGGCACAATAACGGTACAGACTACTTAAGGAGCTAAAAATGGCATACACACGAGCAGCAGATGGCGTCGCATCTAAAGGCAAGACTAACGTCAAAGTTATGGCTAATGATGGCCCTAAAGTTGCGCCTAAAACCAGCGGTAAAAAATCGTCCGGTGTACAGAGTGAGGCAATGAAAGCCGTAGGCCGTAACATGGCTCGCGCAAACAATCAAAAGTGAGCTTATTATGGCTACTTACAGCAAAAAAGTTATGGGTAAAGAAGTCGGCAATGCCGACGTTTATGCGGAGCCACACACTATGAACGGTAAAAAAATGACTCAAGCTCCTGTGGAGTTTGGTACAAATCCTGGCTTCCCTCCTAACAAGAGTAAGCTTGATACGGCTGACGTATCTGTAGGACAGTTTAGCAAATCTGCGGGTGATGAGCCAATCAAAACAACTGGCATCAAAATACGCGGTACTGGATGCGCTACTAAAGGCGTGATGTCACGAGGCCCGATGGCATGAATTACACTCAGCTCAGCAGCGCTATTCAAGCGTATACAGAGAACACGGAGACTAACTTCGTGGCGGAGATTCCTGTCTTTGTAAAACAAGCTGAGCAACGTATTTATAACAATGTACAGTTTCCATCACTTCGCAAAAACATGACGGGTGTGGTATCTACCACAAGTAAGTATCTATCTGCCCCAGATGATTACTTATCTACGTATTCTTTGGCTGTTATTACTGATGTAACAGGCGTAGATTTAAATACAGGCACGTATGAGTATTTGCTGAATAAAGACGTTAACTTTATTCGTCAGGCATACCCAACTCCAAATGACAAAGGTACGCCCAAGTACTACGCTTTGTTTGGTCCTACGGTAAATGGCAGCACAATCACCAATGAGTTAACGTTTATTCTTGGCCCTTCACCAGATGCCAATTATTACGTTGAGCTGCACTATTACTACTACCCAGAATCTATTGTGACTGCTAATACAACATGGCTTGGCGACAACTTTGACACAGTACTTTTGTATGGTTCACTGGTTGAGGCTTACACCTACATGAAAGGTGAGCAAGACATGATGCAGTTATATAACCAAAAATATGTTGAAGCACTTGCACTTGCAAAACGTTTGGGCGATGGTATGGAACGTCAAGATGCGTATCGTTCTGGTCAATTTAGACAGGCGGTGACCTGATGGCATTTACTGGCAACTGGGTAACCAACACATTTAAAGTAGGCATTCTTGACGGGACGTTCAACTTTAATACTGGAACATCTGACGTGTATAAAATTGCTTTGTATACCAATGCCGCTGCTTTGGATGCTACTACCCCCGCGTACACATTGGCTGGTGAGGTTACTGATACCGGCTACACTGCAGGGGGTCAAACTTTGACTGTAAATCAAATACCTACTACTGGTAGTGGTGGCGGTGCTATTGCTTATTTGTCTTTTGCTAATACTTCGTGGACTGGTTCTATTACTGCACGAGGCGCTTTAATTTACAAGTACAACGGTACAACAAACCCAACAGTCTGCGTATTAGATTTTGGCAATAATAAATCAAGCTCAACCACGTTTACTGTGCAATTTCCCTCACCTACAAACACTTCAGCAATCATAAGGATTTCATAATGGCACTTGTAGAAACCACCAAAGGCATGATGGATGACACCCTGCTTGAAAAACGCGAAGGTTCATTAGATAATGACGTTGAGTACACAACTTGGGTTGAGTATTGGTTAGAGGGTGAACTTGTTCACCGTTCTGTTCATGTCAGCTTAAAAACTTCACCCCCGCTGTTCGCCGAAGCAGCTTCTCTTGAATAAGGAAATATCATGGCAAATACACAGGCAATGGCCAC